TGTTGACGTTCCTGGAACAGTTGCAGGCATAGTAACTGTTACAGGTCCGCCATTTGTATCGACTTTTACAGTATGATTATTTGATGTGAGAGTTGTATTAGTCGCAATTGAATCTCCGTTAACAGTTAAACCACCAGAAATTCCCAAAGCATATCCTTGGGATCCTGGATTTATTGTTACACTTGTGTTTATTAATGCTACATTAGTACCAAAAGTAGATGGCCCATTAACACTAATTCCCGTACTACTCGCTGCCGATGTACCTGCGCTAAATCCAAATTGTGATGACCCTGGATTTGAAAATGTTGCCGATGGAGTTGAATCACGTAATCCAAAATTTCCATTACTTAATAAAGTTAAAAAATTAACAAATGCAGGCGCTCCGGCAGTTGCAGGAGCTCTTTGAATTTGCCAAACATCATTTCCTAGGTACATATTCCAAGAAGCAAATGAAGAACTATCAGATCTATTCAATCCCAAATTGTAATTTGAACTTATTGCCAATTTATTAGCCGCATCAACTTCTCGAAATCTTGAGAAACTATTTGACATTCCTATTGATATATTACCATCAACTCCAATGGCTCCGAATTGACACATTTGATAAAAAGAATCATTTGTAGTGACTGAATTTGTTCCTACTAAAAGAGATGTATTAACAGCTAAAGAATTTGCAGGCGCACTGGTACCACTTGAGAAACCAATTTGTGCATTAGATGTTGATGATATAGAAGCAGAAGGGTTTGCATCTAAAACTCCTAATTTACTTCTTACGTTAACAAAAGAGCCATCAATTGCGATGGGTTTACCGTTTCCTTGCGTGTCTAAATGTAAATCATATGTAGTATCACCGTATATATTTCCGCCACCCATTCCAGAATTTGTATTACTAAAAGCTATTCTTGCAGCATTTGTATTTTGTTGATAAATACTAATTAAATTTTGCCACGATGAATTTGTTACATTATAATAAGAAAAAGTGAATATAGAGCTACTTGTACCAGAAAATAAACTAAAATTATTATAAAAATTTACTTCTGCCCCTCCCCCTGATGCATTCCAGCCCAATGACAAACCAGCATTTGATGACACAATTTGCGGCTTTACTGATGCTGAATTGAAATAAGTATTTAAAAATCCACCATGAACTTCTAATTTTGAATTTGTATCTGTTAGAGAACCGGATCCGATTGTTAATCTTTTACCAGTATTGTCCCAGAATAAATTTGAATTATCTTGAGAAACAAGGCCGCTAGCACCAGAAAATAAAACTGAACCAGCTGTAATACCATTTATAGATAATGTACCAGGCGTAACTAAAGTAGAACTTAATGTAAATACTGCATTTGATCCCGTTACTGGAGTTATTACTCCATTTATTAAAATTTCATCAGAAGTACCCTGAACAGTTGGCACGGATCCCGATGTTGTTGCTAATGTTCCGCTGGTCGGAAATGTTACGACAGTATTTGCAGTCATTGTAAATGCTGTTGTAAAAGCACCTATAATTGTAAATGAACCAGCTGTTGATACTGTTCCACCCCATGTCTGGGTAAATAATCCATTATTTACGCCTGTTCCACCACGCGAAGGTGATAACAATCCAGCCCAGCTCATCGTAATTGATGTGGCATTTATAAGTGCGTTGGTTGGACTACCACCTAACGTTATATTGATATTCGTATCACTTGATGCAGATAGAGCAGCCGTAGGTAAATCAGAGGTTGAAATTGTTGCCCAGGTTGGTGCGGCTGATACTGTGCCCGTACCTGTTTGAGTCAAAAATTTCTTTGTTAAAATGTTTCCTGCTAGTTTTGAGAGAGTATTTGCAGCAGAGGCATATAACATATCACCTAAAGCATATGTGCTCTGATTTGTGCCTCCGCGAGTTTCTGCTAAAGTACCTGTCCATCCTAATGTTAAGCTTGTTGTTCGAAGCAAAGATGTTGTGGGAGTTCCGCCCAGCGTTAATGTGACATTTGTGTCATCCGTTTTTGTTAATGCAGCGCCCGTTATATCACTACCTGAAATTGTTGCCCAGGTTGGTGCGGCTGATACTGTTCCTGTACCTGTTTGAGAAAGATATTGTTTTACTGCTGTGATATTTCCTGAAAGTGACGTCATCACATTTGTTGCTGAACTATAAATCATATCCCCTAAGGCAAAAGAATTCGGAAATGTCGGTGTTGATGCAATCCAATTTGTGCCATCAGAAATAATTATTTTACCAAGAGTTGCACTTGAATTCGGAAATGTCGGTGTTGAAAGAACATAATTTGTGCCATCAGAAAGCAAAACTTTATTTGCTGTTGCGCCAGACGATGTGGGAATTGTAGAAGTCGACCAAGTTGGTGCTGCTGTTGATCCAGACAACAACATTTTGCTTGCTGTTGATGTCCCCGATAAAATTGCTAAAGCAGAAGATGCAGAATAAACAATACCGCCTACGTTTGCAGTTAAAGTCGCATTTGTACCTCCGCGAGACAAATCAATATTTGTACCATTCCATATCCCCGTTGAGATAGTTCCTAGAGTTGTAATTGATGATTGACCAACATATCCAGTATTAATGCTAAATGTATTTGTTCCGGTATTTAAATGCAGTGTTACTTCATCTGCAAAATATGTTTGATTTTGAGAAAATAAAGTGAAATTCAAAACATTTGTTCCTACAATTTCGGGTGTAGAACTTATTAGTCCATATTGATTTCCAGTTGATGTTTCAAAAAATGTTGTATTTTGTTGATTACTACCTGTCAAACAATCTGATGCGAGAGTAAGATTCCCAGAATTAAATATATATCTTGCATTTTGTAATGCAGTTGTTTGGTTTGAAAGACAAACATTATTTCCATTCGCAAGTGTTATAACAGTCCCTACACTATTTAAAACTGTTGTTACACCTGTTAAAGCAGTATTCGTATTAACAAATGCGATTACATTTGTAACTGGTTTATAAGATCCGGCTAAAGCGGCAATAATTGCCTGACTCACATAATATGATGTTGTGGCATCTGTATGAACAGGTGTACTGAGATAATTATCATTTATTTGAACAACACCTACGCTACCAGTTGTTGAATTATCAACACTCAAAACTCCTGCGCTCAATTCTAGAGGAGGTAAAACGGAATCTATTACTGCACCACCGTTCGGTATATTCCAATCGGGATATCGTGTACCTGACATTTTATGCCCCCACATCAAAACGAATTAAAATATAATTACATCCTGTTACACCTGAACAAATGGCATTGATTTGATAAATCGCTCCTTGCGGAAAAGCCATATTAGCCCCTGTTGATAAGTCTAAATCTCCGTTTTGAATATCAGACCAAACACTATCACTTGTTGTTCGTGCTTGAAGTTGAACTGTGCCAGATAATCCAGATAAAACCGGAGTATTTGGCGTAATAACTCCCGTAGGCCCCGTTGTTATGTTATTATAATAAATCAGGGTTATCTGATTATAAGATGGAGAATTATTAAAAATATTTAAGTTTTGATTAACTGGAAGAGTTGAAGGCCAAATAATCGCCCCAGTATTGCTAATTACATATTGAAATACTAACATTTTTTTACCTTTATTAATAAATATTATAATTTACTGTAAATGCTATCCCTGAACTAGTGGAAGCTGTTTGAAAAGAAATGCTAAATAATAAATCAGCACCTCCTGGTCCAGTATTTTCTATTACAGTTCCACCTGTAAATGCACCATTTCCTTGTCCAAAAACAGTATTTAAACTTCCAGATACTCCTGAACCGAATCCTACAGAATTTCCTGGATTAGGAATATATAATCCTAAATTACCTGATGTTCCTGATGTTCCTCCAGTTGATACTAATATTCCTGTAGTTATAATAGTATTAAAATTTTGAGTATAAAATAATTGTGTACCAGAATAATTTGTAATTGTTGCACCTGAAAAAACACCAGATTGTGATTGAATCGATATTTGATATATACCTGTTGAAGAAGAATTTATAACATTCCAATCTGTAGAAGTTGTTGGATTCGAAGTATTTGATTGAATTATTGTTGAACCATTTGGAAGACAATATCCAATTAAACTATTATCATTAGCAACTAATTCTATATAATTAAATGTTGTAGGAAAGTTACTTATTCCTCGATTATAAAATGTCCATGTATCTCCTGCTAAAATATTTGTTGCAGGAAGCTTATATGTTCTTGGTGCTGTAGGTAAACAATTTTGAAATCTATTTGAAGTTGCGGTAAAATTAATATTTGAATCATTTGCTGCAACATTTGCAAGGTAATTTAATATATTTCTCCATTTTGATGCATCTGTTATATTATTATTTAAATTTGAATCAGTCAGAGAAACATATACAATTCCTGAATTATCTCTAACCATATTGCCAATATAATAAGTTGTGCCTGAATCCCATTCAGGGATACCACTTTGTAATACATAAGCAGATTGGTATGATAATAGATAAAAAAGTGAATTATGATCTTGAATTGTAGGACTATATGATCCTCCTACTGCTGCATATTGTCCATCTAAGAAATTTGATAATTGTTGAACAATCGCGGGAGTAATAGTAGAACCGGAATATAAATTACCAGGAGGAGAAGCAATGAAAGAACCATATTCAGATAATTGATTGCTTCCTGCTGTCGATGCAAATACTTTTTGCGTATATCTAGTTAATTGAGACATATTTTCCTCTTAATAAATAAAATTATTATAATCTAAATACAACCAACTTGTATTAAAACTTTCATATGTATTATATGGTTTTACTATTGGATTTGTATTATTATCTTCATATAATCCATATCCGAAAAAATTATTTATTACTGGTGGTACAATTACATTAAATCCTACTCCCATAGGCTTTGGTATTAATTTTTCTTGAACAAGTGCTGCAAACAGATTAGCACTACCAATAGATTGATCGAAAATATAACTCATATACATATTTTTATAATCAGTAACTACAAAATTACCTGGAAAAAATATATTTAAATTATTTTCTATTGTCGAAAGAGAACTACCGGAATTATTTTGAACAACTGCGAACTTAATTAAAGTAATAAAATCTGAATCATTTAAAGTAATAGTTTGTGTGGGGGTAGATATAGTTCTAGTAACTCCCGCATATTTACCTAATATATCTAATTGAACTCCAATAGCTGTGTCTAAATTAAAAGCATTCTGTATAGCTAATGGAAGTGTCAAATCTGTTTCCGTAATCGTAATAACTACAGAACTAGAACTAATTAAATTATTGGAAAATACTAAAAGTAATTGTGCTACTACAGTCAAACCAACAAAATTTACAGTTAATCCAGATGCAATAGATCCAGAAACTGTAACTTGACTTAAAACAGGAATAGTTCGTAATTTTGTTTGAATTGTGCTCGCTGAATCATTCCAATTTATGGAAGGAGTATTCACACCATTATAAGACAGAATGAATGTTCCAGAAGTTGGAATTGGCAAAAATATAATCGTTTGAACAGATTGTTGTGGTATTAATAATGGAGTTACAGTTGATTGAACAGTTGCAACTGCACGAGATAATGCACCATACTGCTTTATCAACAAGTTTGAATAATAATTTACTAAGTCTAAAGTAGTTTTTACACTCATTATGTCACCAAAATGGTTGCAGTTGCATTATTTCCAAAGGCATCTGTAACTAAAGCAATATCTGTTCCTGGCGTCATACCAGCAGTGTAAAGACCAGAACTTGAATTGATTGAACCTCCAGAAACATTTGTTTGTAAACTATAAGCTAATGTTCCGTATCCACCTAATCCAGTAAATTGTTGAGTTCCACTTGGTGAAACTGATACTGTCGTTGGAGAAAGTATCATAGGTAATATTATAATATTTGCAGCACTCAATATAAATTTATTTTTCTTTAACGTAGGAGAAAGTATATTTGTATAACCTTCGTTAAATAAGAAAGTAATTGCAACAGGCCCACTTGTCATTAAAGAATTACTTGTAACAGTCAGTAAAGACGCAGCCGATGTAACATTCAAAACGAATGTCAATGTTTGGCTTGCTATCGAACCGGTGACTATCACGCTACCTAATCCAGTCACAGCGCGTAATTTTGTTTGAATTGTGCTCGCTGAATCATTCCAATTTATAGCTGCTGTTGCATGTCCTCCATAATTAAGAACAAATGTTCCACTTGCTGCTACACCGGAAAGAGTTGTAATTTCTGTTAAAGATAAGCTTAAACCTGCATTTGTTACTAAACAATTATGATCAGCAGCTTGAACAATAGTTGCCATTTGATTGATATTTATTTCTTCATCTACAGTAAAAGTATATTTTGCGACTAAAGCTGATATTATACCTGCTATATTTGGTTGAGTTGTCCCATTAATAGAGGTAGCTGTAAATGAAATATAAAGATTCTGATCTGCTACTATATCCCATAAGACTACAAAAGCACTTCCATCGATTTGAGTGATGGTATAAGAAGTTGCTCCATACATGCCACATCCAGCATTTCTTTTTGCATATATTGTTTGTGCAATCGGATTATATAAACCCCAATAAATTGGATTTGTTACGGCATTATTTAGATTATTATTTTGCCATGAAATATAATTTAATCCAGCAGATGTGACTATTTGTCCATAAGAATAAATAGTAGTTGCTGACCATGCCAAAACTGGATTTATGGTAGGAGTTCCGTCAACAATAACCCAAATGGAATGGCCTGGGACGCCATTACCATCCGTCGCACTCGAATCATTTTCATAGACTAATGCAGAATTTATTCCGTTGATATTTTCCAATGCTCCAAGGAGACCTTGTAAATATCCTTGAGAACTAACAGAAACGGATTGTTGGCGACGAATTCGAAGTGAAGCATCTGTTTCTTCATTAATACCAAGAACACTTTGAGCTGTTGGATTATTTACAGATTGCACACCAAGCACAATAGTAACAGGCACATTTATAGTATTTGGTATTGTAATGTTTGCCCCAGGAGAAGCTGCTTGAAAAGAATAAATCTCTGTTCCAGGTCCAACACCTAATTGAGTTTGTTGTAAATTCCATAAGTTTCCAGCATTATCTGAAACAGTATAAACTGCCTGGATTGATTGATCCAAGCCATATAGATTTACAGATTGAGTCAAAACGAGCGTAATATCAGTTGTTGAATAAGTACCAGCTTGTCTTTGAACTCCATTAATTGCACAACGCTGATCAAGTTGTGTACCAACTGCATTATCTGGATCAAATGAATTATAAATTTGACTAAGTAATTCCTGAACATCTAGTTGAGCTTGAATGTTAATATTTATCCATTGCCCATCAGGTGTATTCGAATTTAAATCAATATCTGCGCCATAAATTGACTGCAAATTTGCCGTTTGATTTGCTAAAAGCTCTGCTTGCGTAGCTGTCGTTAGACCCGCAGCTGTTAGTGAATTTGGCATTTTAGCTTCCTGTTCCTGCTGAATTTATCAAATTATACTGAAAAATATCACCTGTTATGGAATATGTAGTTTGAACTTGATAACTAATAGAAATTTTTCTTTGGGAAGTCAAACCAATACTCAATTGCAAAATACCAGTGACATTTGTTGTGTTTAAAATAACAGAGCTAATCGATAAATTCAATGCAAATTCGCTTTTGGAACCCGAAAGAAGATTTAACCAATCTATTCCAGCAGCAATGTTAAAGAAGCAATCTCCTAGAAATTCTAATAATCTTGTCCTAATATTCTGTTTTACAGCAGCATTTGCCGAAACGTAGTCATTTAAACTTTTTCCAAAAAGCCAATCTCCTGTTGAATCTATTGCTCTAACAATTGTCATTTTTTACCTCATTCTATGAGTTGAGATATTTCTGTCGCTATAGTTGAAATATTAGTACCAATGGTTGTAATAATCACAGCATTTACCGGAATTCCACTAACTCCAGTAACCGGAGCAGAAGCAACATTAAAAGTACCTGAGCTGACCGTAATAGCTGCTATTGCCGTCGTTAAATTTTCTAATTGGGTACATAAATTTTGCAAAAGTGTATTTAAAGAAGTTCCATTTGTTAAAGTTAATTTGTTTGTTTGGGGATTTATTCCATTTTTTACAGTTCCATTTGTTATAATCGCCCGAACAGAATCATAATTTTTTATCGCAGTATTCTTATTATTTGGCCCAATCAATGCAATAGCGTCTGCAAATGAATGAAGTCTAGGAGTCTGATTTGGACTAGTCGTGGAACCGTTAAACCAATTATCAATATCTCTATCATTGAATAAGACTAAACATTGATCTCCTTGAGAAACTGGAAAAGTTATTCTTGCTGTTCCTCCTCCTAATATCACGACAGGACAATCATAAAGTATCGGATAATCTTCTAGAAATGAAACATATTGATTATTATCAGTTTGTTTGAAATAAGTTCTTTTATAATTTATAGTAATTATTGCTGTCTGATTGGATGAATCAAAACTTTGAATTGTTCCTAAATGATGACAACTTAAATTTAATAAAGTTTGTTTCTGATATAAATCAAGAACATCTTTTAATTCTGGTTGACGTACAGGATTTAAGTTTTGATTAATCGTTGGTGTACTCATGTTGTAACTCTACTTAGAGGAGCATTAGGAGCAAAGAATTCTAATGTAGTTATCGCATCTCCGCAAACACTTTCTGATATCATTCCTCTATGTATCAAAGAAGTTATCTTATAATATCCATTCACATTATCTGAATTTGTCGCAAAATTAAATGATTGATTTGTTGCATTACTATTTAATTGTGGAAAAGTAGATGATTCTAGTTGAATGTATTGGGATAATATAATTCCTGGCTCAAAAATCATGTCGACTGTCACAATACTATTTTCTCGTAGTGGTGTATTCAAAAGACCACTTTGCGAATTAACAATAGCAACAGAACCATTTATGCATTCATTATCACCTAAAATATAAGTTTTCCCATTATCTATGAAAAAAGCTCCTCCTGTAATACTTCTTAAAACGTCACCTGCATTTCCTGTATAAGAAGTAGCACGAGTATTTGTTAATAAAGTTGTTTTTGTGTCTGGATCTGCATAAATAAAAGAAGGCCCTATAGCTCCAAATGTCGTATTTGGAATATAACTCATTAATTTCTTATAAATATTTTTTTTTGTTGTTCCTGATGCAAAAGTTGCCGTACCTGGGATGAATCCATTAATTAATCCATCTCCTCCATCGTATGATTCAATTGTTGTTATAAAATCAACACCTTCACGAATTGACCATGCTTGGCTTATATTTCCAATAAATATAAGAGGTAAATTTATTCCGTATCCTGCATAAAACTGTATTTTTCGTATAGTTGAATAATCGGACATGTCATATCTAATCAAATTCCTATTTCTAGGAGAGAGATTATATATTCTTAATTGGCAAGTATTAAGAGAACCTAAATTCTTCCTAATTATATTGAATTCAATAGTAAAAGGAAGAAAAACATCCAAAGTTGTTCCATCTGAAAGTTCTATATATAAAATATAATTTCTTCCAAATTTATATTGAGCCATGGTAGTAACTCATGAATTTAAACTTTCACTTAATAACTCGTTATATTCATCCACTTCTGTATTATCTAAAATATATAAACTAAAATTTCCACTTGAAAAATCTTGTTGTTGCGTAGGTTCACGTAAAAGTGTTGTGAAACAACCTAATCCAAATGGAATTTGATTTCGAAATTGATTCAACATGTTTGGCAAAACTGTTATCCTCATACCGTTTAAAATAAATGACCCATAAGTAAAATTATTAATAAACCAACCTTGCTGTTGACTACTAAAATAAAAAGTGCAAGTAAGTATATTACCATTATATAAAATAAATGATTGAGTTTGTAATGGTGCATTTGTAAATTGTTGGATCAAATACATAAATACTCCATTAAAATAATCCAGGAGGAAAACTTGCTGAGGTAGGTCCTGTTAAACCATCTGTCAATGATAATCTGCTAGGAGGAGTAGAAACACCTTGACCTGTTGCAGTCGCTGCTTGAGGGGATAATCTTCCTTGTGAAACTGCACTTTGAGGTAAATTTAGTGCTGTTTGAGCTGTTCTTATTTGTTTAAAAGTACACTCAAATGTTGTAAATGTTTGAGTATCTTCACTTTGTACAGGTCTTAATCTCTCAATAGCCATATTTTGAAATATTGCCCATGGGGTTTGAATTGTAAATAAAGTGCGATTATACCAGTATCCATAAAATAATTGAAAAGCCGTCTGTTGTTTATTTTGACCTGGTTGTTTAAATAAAGTAGTTCCAGAAATTACGCTTATTCCTGGGGCTCCTCCTCCAGCAACAGAAGACCAAGCAGAAACAGCAGCATTAAAAGCATTTGTAGCAATTTGATAAGCTTGGAATGCTTGGTCATATGCTTCTTGTGCAGTCGCCGATACAGATGGTGCATAAGCATTTACAGCCGTTAATTTTTGAGCAACTAACTTCAATGGTTGTAATATTCCAGGCGTGACATCATTAAGTTCAGAAATAAATCCCTTGGTTGTTACACGCACAGGATTTAAAGCTATATTATCCTGAATAGCAGTGTTATCTTCTATATAATGATCCGTAATATCTGAAATCACTTCGGTAGTTTGTTCGCCCTCATAATCAAATAAAAATGCGGGAGGTTGAACTAATTGAGATGGCGTACCATCATCATTAGGTGGATTTTGAGGCTGATATCCCATAGTCGTACTTGCAGTGACCAACGCCAAATTTCCGAGATTCGTTGCTGTTGTACTTGCATTGGATAATATCGATGATGAAGTTGAAATAGGTGATGACATATTATGTAGCCTGTGATTGTGCTGATAATTGTTTCCAAGCAAGCATTACAGATTGATTCATTGAATCTTTTATTTGTCCGTATTCTTTACCTTCATGTTGAAAATTTAGATTTTGATTTATAGTTGTATTTTGTGTTCCGCCTTGTGAATTTCTATTATAAGGAACTGGAGGACTTATCACATTATTTTGATTATTTGGTAAAAAATTAAATAAGTTATTTAAAGTATCTTTAAAATCTGTACTTTGTTCTAGTTGTGGATTTAAATATTTCCAACTATTTGAAATATTTTCTTTTATACTACTAAAAATAGATGTATCGAAATTATCTGAACTTTTTTTTGTATCTTCAATATTTCTGTTAGAATATTTTTGGATATCTGAATAAATTTTATCTAAATTTCTTTGGTCAGATGTATTTTCATGTTTCCCATTTATTGCATCGAATATTTTATTCCAACCTGCTGTGGCATTTCCAAGTATTTGAAAAACTTGTAATTTTTCTAAAAGACTTTCGAAAGCAACAGCCAATTTTAAAACTTGATCAGTTAAATCGGATAAATCTTTGACTATCTGTTTTCCATTTGCGGCTGTAAAATGTCCAAAGAACATTTCTACTTTAGTTTCAAGATTATCCCAAAGAACTTTAACCTGCGTAAGATTTGCTATTTCTTTATCACTGTATAAAGGAGCCTTCTCAAAATTTCCTTGATTAAAAACACCTTTACGCATTGCTGCAATAGTATTATCTGATAATCCGAATCCTTTTAGTATCGGATTTTGAACAAGAGTATTTACATTTGATTGAGCAAATTGTTGTAATTTTCCTAAAGTATAGAAAATATCGTGATAAGATTTTTCAAAATCAAATCCACCAACAGTTTGAGCAAAAAGAGCAAACCAAGGAGGTCGTTGTCCTCCCAGTCTCATTTGTGCAACTTTATCATAAACTGATTTTAAAGAAGATGTGAATTCTTCTCCTGATTCACCAGCTTGCTGAGCTGCATATTGCCATTGTTGTAATTGTTTTGTGGAAACACCTAGATAAGTTGATAAATTTGATAAATCAGTCCCACGAGTCGCAGAATTACTCATGAATTGTTCTAAAGCATATGTGGCGCCAATTATTGCCGCTTTTGCTTCTAAAGACATAGTGGCAACATTTCTTATTCCACTACCAACTTTCGCAAAAGCTTCTATAGTCTTTTCCGACCCCTTTACACCTAGTGATACAAAAAGTTCCGAGATTTGCATAATTATCTCTTGTTAATTTCTATATAAGAGTTTTCGTAATCAGAACAAAATTTCTCATAATTAAGTGCCTGCAATACCTTTCTCGCGTCCCATTCTTCTATTTGATTTAATGTTCCATATCCAGCCTTTGATAGTCTGAAAAAGATAAGTAAATCATCATCCTTAGCCTCTATGCTTGGACGCTTGGAATTTTCAACATAAATCGTTGAAACTCGACAAAGAGGCTTTTCAAAAAAGGCGCTATGTTTTCCTCGATCACGGCAGTACATGCAGGGATATAATCCATACGATTTTCAGCAGATTCAAAAGTTTGTGCGTCAATTTTAAAATCTCCTTTCCCAGCATCATAAGTGCATCTTTTAAAACAAGTTTCAATGCACATTTCTATTTTCTTACTAGAAAATGCAGCACACGCGATATTCTTGAAAATATTTGTCATATCTGTTTTTCCAGATAATTCAATATTTTTAACTTCTTCTAGAATAGCTTGATATAAAGCCTTTGCATCTGAAAAAGGAGCCAAGGTTATTTTTAAAATTGCCCCGCTTGGTAAAGTTATTTCTTTCATAGATTACCTTAAGTTATTGCTCTTGGAGCGTTGGAAAATTTCATCATATAAACTGCAACAGATTGAAGGGCATCTCCTTCAACATTACTTGTTGCTTCTACTTGTTTTTGAAATATTCCACCACTTAAAATATAAGTATCGCTTGTAATGTTTCCTGCCCCGTCACCAATTTTCTTGATGAACTGACCTATCATTAAAGGAAAACCTGCAAAGTTATTATTTTGCTGAACAAGTAAATTATTCATGAAAATGTCGTCAGGAGAACCTCGAATAATTCTTACCCGAACCTCACATTGGAGACCTGTCGTATTCAAACCATAAATGCTATTTCCATTTTTTCCAGTTTTAACTTGCGCGATGTCAGATGGGAAAGTCAATTCAACAATATTCCCATCTGCGAAATCGGCAAAAGCTCTGTTATTGATGACTACTGTGTCATTTCCAGATAAAGCTGCGATCGACATTTTTCACTCCTTTAAATTATCAATTATTGATTTACATATACAATGACTGTAGAACTTTGAATTGCACCAGCAGCTTTCAAGGCAATTTGCACCAATGGTGCTTGACGTGCTTGTCTTGCTGTTGCTAATTGCTGTGATATTGGTTGAGAATAAATATAATATCCATATTGTTGTATATTTTGTAAAAATAAAACTTGATTTCCAAAAGTAGTAGAACTTGTCCAGCTCCCTGGCGCACTATATTGATTGGTTACAGCTTGATTACAAACTGTACGATATGCACCTTTTAGTCCATCCATACCTTGCTCAGTTTGAGGTACTTTGGTCGAACTTTGTGCAAGATAATTAAATCCAGCTACTTGAAGAGCGCCAACAAACCATTCTAAATTGTATGCTTGGTCGAAAAATTGATTTGCGCCGTTAGAAACAACTGAAGGATCACCTTGATAGGAAACATATATATCTGCACCAGAAGCTACGGCTGAATCCCATATTGGTTGACTCATACTTGGATCAGGTTGTACGCCATTCAATGTTTTTAAGTTCATTGTTATCGTTGTGTTACTTCCATTGAAATTAACAGATAAACTAAGCCCAGCGTATGAAGCCATCATTATTAACGCATTATTTCCTCCAGATGAAGAATCTCCGTAATATAATCCTCGAGAATTATAAAAACTGCCACTTCTAAGTAAGTCAATCATCCCACCTGGTTCGATATCGGCAACATTATAAGAAACAGAATATCCAATTAAATTTAATGGAAGAATAATTGCAGCCGCTAACAATAAATCAGTTTGACCAATCACAGCAAGAGTTTCTGTTGGCATTACTCCAAAATATTGAACAAGACCTCGAGTACGAGAAATTGCGGTACCATAAGATTCACCCGTTATCGTTGAGGCCACAGTAATTGAAATAGAAGCGGGAGCAGATGTCATCAATGTATTTGTGGGCACTGTTATTGGAAGTGCGGCACCATAAACTCCGGTGAAAATAATAGTCAAAAATTCTCCTGGTAAACTACCTGTAACTTGAACTTCTGATAATCCAGGAAGAGCCTGCAAAGCAGTTTGAATTTGTCCAGGAGTTGCAGTAGAGGCCAAACTTGTTGTTGTATTTCCATTATATTGAAGAGTAAAATTTCCACTAGCTGGAACACCTGATAAAGTTAATGTTTGTTGGCCAACATTTCTCAGAATAACGATTAATTGTCCACCGCCTGCCAAAATATTTGGTTGTTGACTAAATACAGCATTTGCCATCAAAAATGTTTTAGAAGATGTTCCAAAATCAATTCCTACTTGAGTAGGAGAAACATAAGTTGAATAACCTAATGATCCACCACTCCAACCAAGCGATGTATTTACCGGAGTAACTGTAATTGCTATTGATCCAGATGTTTGAAGAGTATTTGTGGGAACTGTGGCAAGTGTAATTGGACCCAGCGTTCCTGGCTGAGTCAATGTTAGAGTTTGACTTGCGATTGACCCAGATACTATCACACTTCCTAATCCAGAAAGAACATTAAGATCACTTTGAATCGTTGCAATAGACGCATTCCATGCAATGGATGCAGTAGACAATGTTCCGAATTTTAGAACAAAAGCACCACTTGCAGCAGCACCGGAAAATGTAATTGTTTGTACTGCATCTGCTACCGGTTCGCCGGTTATTATTGCCAAGTTGCTTGTGTTGTACGCATTAACTCCGAGATTAGCAGATGCTACCGAAATATTCACAACGTTTGAAATGGAAAGAGCTGTCATATTTTTACTCCTATTCCTACTGATTTACTAAGACAGTTGGTTGATTAAATGTATCATAATAATCTGCATTTTGAATTAACTTAACAAAATATTGTAATGTAACTTGGATTTGAAATCTATATGGAATCGCTGCACCATCAATTTGAGATAAATTGTTGAAATTTGCTCCATATGGTAATTTACCAATGAAAAAACTGTTGAATTCTTGTTGTTGTTCAGCGTATTGACTATTAAGTGCTATCAATATATTTGCTCGATTGTCTCTAGCTGCTGGTCCTCGACTTATAGCATCTATTTGTAACATATCTAGCATATTTACCGATTGAATAGTTTGCTGCGTTGAACCATTCCAATAATTTGTATTTCCAAATGGTTTAGAATGAAGAATACTTACAGCAATATATAATCCGTAGTCTTTTGGTTCGTTTAGTTTTTGATCCCATAGATAAATATGTTGGTTATCTAATCCAAGTTGATTTTGTAGAATATTGCAAAATAAAATCAAAGGACTTCCAACTAGAATTTGAAGTGTTGCTGTTGCCGATAAACTATCAGTTACTCGAATAGTATCATAAGCAAAATTTGGTGATGAACTTGCTAATGCAGGAGAAGAATATTGTCCTGTAGATGAATTTATTGAACCGCCTGCGCCTCCTGGAATAACAGAATAAGTATAAGGACTTGTTCCACCTAATGCTAAAAAGTAAGTAGTTAATCCTGGTCCTATCGCTGATACATTCGAGATTAATGATAAAGTCATAATTCTTTCTTATGGAGTGGGCGGCCCACTAGATATCCAATCTTCAACTAATTCATAATATTGATATTGCTCCAATGAATAGTTCTTTTTCGCCATAACACGATATTGCTTGGTTAAATAAATAATAATGTCATCTATTTTTAGATCTAATGCAAGTTGTGCATGAAGCATCCACCACGACCATTGACGTTGTCCTTCTGGTTTCATATTAAGATGCCGACCTGTAAGAGGTTGCCATACTCCCATAAAAGTCGTATCGACGACAGTCTCAATTACTTGGAAATCCGATACAGTTTTGGTAATAATCCCGAATGTCATGATTTGATACCAGTCATCAAGAGCTGTGCTAGAATCTGGCATAGTTCCACTATTTTGATTAAGTGGAATATTTGAGCCATTATTAATCCATTGAATTAGTCCAGCACTCATTTTTTAGCCTTTACATCATAAGTTATGGAATCACGAAGTTGATGAGTTTCTACAAGTGTTTGTTTAACTTTTTTATATTCCATTTTGGATTCCTTCCATTTGCCAAATCCACCGCTATCAAAAGCCATAAGAACAGTTCTGACAGCAAGAACTCCGATTTTATTTGCAAAATCTTTCATACTAGAGTTCTTGATGATTTGATTGATATCTTTTTCATTCAATATTCCTGCGCGCTCAAGTTTTTTTGGAAATTGTTCGGCAATGGGCATTCTTAAAAATGAGCGGATCGGTAAATCTTTCGTTCCAAATTCATGAGCTGCACCAATAGTAGCATTTGACTGACCTGGCCCACTTCGTGCATTTTTTCCACCAAGCACACCCACTCGAATAACATATTTATTTTCTTTTAATGCTTTATAAAGTGCATCTAATGATTTGGTATCTATTTGATCTTTGAATTCATCACTCATTTACCATACTCCATAAGGTCCACTTGGACCGTCTGCCTTAGTGTGGCCAGGAGCGACAATGATTTGACCTGCAAGTTGAGGCAATATTAATTCGAGATATTTCGCGCCATAACGTGTCTGAGAAAGCATTGCCATACTTGGATTATCTAAAATTCTTTGAGGAATTGCGAAGCTGCTATTCGCATTGCCAACTCCTTTTGATTGCTCAAGCCAATTGTAACGTCCTGCTATACCCTGGGAACTCGCACGCAGATCTATCGTGAGATAGTGTGCAGCAAGCCATAAGTAACCAAGGGTGTAATTTTCTTGATTTGTAAAAAGAGCGGAATTGATTAAATAGTTTACTTGTCCGTATGATTTTGCGATATCCATATCAAGTACAGATGTATTTTGATCTGTCCCATATGGAAAATCTCTAAAAAAATAATTTTTGAATGTCGGAATATCGGGATTTAAATAAGCCATTAATTCCTCCAATCAATTAATATTAAACAAAAGGATTTGGTGTAGGACAAGTAAAATACATAAGCTCAAGCGGCCTGTAACTCAAAACGCCTGTGAATTGACCATATCCAACATTCTGAAACATGAAGTTATCCAATGAATTCGCTAATGTATTTGTGTAGTCCACTGGAATGTCCATACGAATGCTTTCTTCGTCGTAGTTAAGCAAAGTATAAATTTGCAATTGCGAAGAAGCTGAAAGACTTGCATATAGTCCGTAAGGACCATCAGCATAAGCCAATGGAAGAATCTTGAAATTTTTGTTTCTGCAAATAGTTTGAAATGTTTCTTCCAAAAGTTCCAAAGTACTCTTGATTGGGAAATCAGGAGAAGCTTGGGAAGCCAAACCATTATAGTCAGACTCAGGAATAATGAAATGAGTAGGCCATGCAGTACGTTGGCAATTTGTACGATAAGCTTCAACAATTTGAGCAGTAAATGTCTTTAATTGAGAAGTACTCATTGTAGAAATTGGAATTGTAATTACAGAAGTATTTGTGGTAATACCACTTTGATTCAATAAACCAACGCATTGACTATTAGTACCATTATTTGAACCAAGAAATGCTACTTTTTGAATTCCTAAATCCCAGTTTTTTTTGCGTGCTTTTTCTTTGGCAGTAACTAAGTCCCAGTTACCAGCTTTTGCTGCAAGTTCAAGATCGAAAATAGACCAACCAATTGTTTTTGCCCAGTTGAATACTTGAATGGTCAAACTGTCAACACCAGCATCGGCAGTCGCAAGACGACTGTTATTTGCCCCAAGGTTAACAATACCATCCTCAAACGCTGCACCAAGTTGGTAGGAACGATAGGTTACTAAGTTACTAGCCCATGCTCCTTCACCTACACGAACAGGAAGATAGTCAGCAGGAGGAATTTCAAAGAATTTTTGTTCCGTAATTCTTTTCATAATCGTGGTCAAAGAGGTAATGTTAATTTCATAACCCAGACTATTTGCTATTTTTTGTACATAATCAGCATGTTGTTTTTCACGCGCATTCAAAATCACAGGTTTACCTGCCTCGTTATATATCGTTAATTCTCTCATTTTCATTTTCCTTTATTAAAATGTTACAAAGCTAGGAGTTTTCAACACAATACGAATCAATTGTCCATATGCAGTTGCTTGATCATAAGCGTATCCAATTACAGTATCCCCACTCACAGCAGCTTGAACTGAACCAGGAGATACTAAATCAAGGACAACTTGACTACCTCTTGTTATAGCAGTTGTTGCATAAAGCCAAATACAGCTTCCTCCTTGTGCAATTTCACATCGAGCGCCGATTCCATATGATTGAGATTTAATATCATAAACAATAAAACCCCATACATTATTTGTATCAGCAGCACTTCCGACAACTGTAGGTATACCATTGGAATTATTAACAACGTTAACAGATGAACCACCGTATAATAATCCAGATTGAGTAATATCAACTTGTGCAGCAGTTACATTTGTATTTCCAACTTTCAAATCAAGCATTCCCAAGAATGGAGCCATTGCAAATTGGCTAATATTTAGGGATGGTGCAATTGTAGTAACAGTTAATTGTGCGGATGTAATTGTAGTGCTTGCTCCCACATCTGTAAAAACAACTTTGTAGTAATAAGTGGTATTTGGAATCAATCCAGAATCACTTAATGTAAGGGCAGTCGCGCCTGCAATGATATTTCCGCCCCCTGGACTAAATCCGGTAGTTGTAGAACGATACCATTGTTGAGTATAAGGACCAGTTCCACCGCTTGCAGCAGTAGTTATTAATTGGTCTGTAGTGGAACCAACACTTTGAAGTGTTAAAACGCCAGCGGTTAGAGTCATAAAAAATCTCCTTTTTTGTTAATTACCTGAGCCATATTTAGCTTTACCACGAGAAACTTGGTCATAATAAGTGTTTTGACGTGTTTCTTGTGATATCAAATGAGCATTTTGAAGTTTTGTGAAATTCTCATTTTTCATCTTTTTATTTTTCTTTTTTTCGACTTCTTCTTCTTTGATTTCTTCTTCTTCATGCTCTGCGAGTTCTAAAGCTTTTTTCTTAGCTTTTTTATCCTTTTCTTCTTTTTCTTCTTCTTCATTTTCCATGCAATCTTCAACTTCTTCTTTTTCTTTATTCTTCATTTTCTTATTTTTGACTTCTTTTTCTTTTTTGGCATATTCAATATCTTGATCTTCTGAATCTTCATTATGAAGATCTCCTTCTACGTCCATTTTTTTCTTTTTAATTTCTAATTCTGATTCTACGTCCATGTCTTTATTTTCCATTTTTTCTTTTTTCTTCATTTCCATTTCGTCCATAGCATTGACGATTTGAAATATAGAAAATTCCATTCCGGATTTTGGCAACGTTACAGAAATGTTTTCGAGATTAAGAGAATTCTCAACCTCTTTTTTATTCCAAAATTTTAGTTTGCTAAGCATACTTTTCTTCTCCTCTGGTTTAGAATTTGAAATACGATTTAGTTCTATTTTTAAATTTTCATTATAAGTTTTGAATTCATCAGGAGTCATTACTATTGATTCGTCATAACGTGGACTTTTAACAATAGCTAAATGTTCGTATTCACCCTCAATTACCTCGTTTTGATAATCAATCCCATTCCAAACACCTGATTTACCATTTAAGCGAGGCACATAAGCATTTGAAAGTCGATAACCATTTTTTATTGCACGTTCTGCTTTTTCTGATACCAGTATCATTTTTACCCAATGTTTACCGTCAGCACCGTTAAAAAAACTTTCAACAACCCATCCATCTGCTTCTTTTCTAAGTTGGTCTATGTTTGAATCAACTTCATCGACATGTTCAACAAAAATAGGTTTTCCAGCAAAAGTAGGATCCATTTTTCTAAGAACATCTTCATTTAAGAAAATTTTGAATGAATCTTTACTTGGTTGGTCATATTGGGCTAAACCCGGATAAAAATGCATACCATAGTATATTTTACCAGAAGAATTCTGTATCATTTTTTAAATCTCACGATAGGCAAAGCAAAACATCGACAATTATAGTCTTGCCCAGGGTTATTTCTACGCTGGGATTGGCCGGGTGGTGTGGTCACTGGCGGGTCTTTCCAGGAAAATATTTTTCCTTCAAGTATACCATGAGAGTATCTTACCTCTCCTGCTTTGTAAATAGCATTTGGAGATGGTTGGTGTGGCATGTGTACACATCTCCATTCATATTCATTCACCCCAGCTTCTGTGTATTTTGTTTCCTTATATTTAGCCATTAAAAGATTAGTTTCTTGTCTTGCCCAGAACTTTGCTTTATTTTCTGTTACATTGTAACTTTCCATAAAACCTTTTATTAAAGATTCACGACGATTTCCTTTTACAAAAACATTATCCTGTACTTTTTTTCTTAAATCTCTTGTTTGTTCATCTGCAAAGTTTTTTATATAAAGTTCAAGATTATTTTGCCATTCTTGAGCAATTCGTGAACGTTGATTTTTAGAAAGACGAGGAACAACAGTTATACTTTTAATTGATTCCTCAAATGTTTTATCAACCTTATTAATATTTTCATCGAAAATTGGTGCAATATTAAGTTTTGACAACATCGAATTAATATCAAAATTTGAGAGTTTTTTATCAATTCCATTCAGTCTTTCATCATAACGTCTTTGAGAAAGTGAAATAGAGCTTCTTATATCCATTGGTAAATCTTCTATTTTTATGGAATAAGTAGAATCTTTTTTATTCCATTCTGCTCCATATTTCACTAATTGTTTTGAAATAGAAGAAGTAAATTTACCATGAAACTTACCATTTGAATAATAAATTTTTCCTGACATGATTGCTTTTTTAAGATTGTCGTCAACAGAATTTATTATCTTTTTTTCGACATCCAATAAATTTAAAAGAGGATAGTAAAATTCTTTTTTAAAAAGTTCTTTTATTCTCTTTTCTATTTTGTCATAGTAAGAAGTATCTTCTAGAATTGGTTTTAGTCTTATAATTTTTTCCATTTTATATGGTATTATTCATTCCTCGAGAACGAAGCACAAAGTCATTATGTTTTTGTCTTTCTAATTCTTTTAATTCTTCTACTTTTTTACATTCATTTTGATATTTTTTAATCTTTTTTTCAAAATCTTTAGGGGATAATTTAAGGGAATCGGCTGCTCTTTTTTCATCTTTATAAAATGAAATAGCTGCTTGAATCACTCTTTCTTCTACAGATTCTAATGACATTCCTGGACTCCAAACTATCATTTCTTTCCTCCCATTTTTCTAATATTTTTCATTTCAATCTCGTTTTGTATAACGTAAATCAATCGCTTCGGATTTCTTTGGAGATTTATGAGGTACAATTTTCTCGGTTGTAGTGTAATCCCATGCTCGTGGTTTTCTTGTATCCTCTTTATTGGCTCCAGGATCTTCAATTGAAGGACCTGTTGTTTTTCGAGGGTTTGGATTTCCATCATCAGTGGCACCATTAGGATCTGGTAATACTGCCATTTTACCTTGAATAATTTGTTCGACTTCGGGATCATCGGGATTTAGTTTATCTTGAGTAGTATCTAATTGAATGCCGAGAAGTTTATCTCGATTGCATGCATCTCTAAACTCAAAGGTAGAAATCTCCATTGCTTGTTTAGCTTGTAAAAGACGTGTGAATTTTGCTGTTTTTACTTGTTCTTCTTCAACACTTGAAAGCATACGCAAAGGTTTAAACTGAATCGATAAATCAGTTGGTATAAATCCAAACATCTTTTGGCACTTGATTTCTATAACTCGAAGAATGTCATATTTTGCCTTGTTGCGTACTTCAGATTCAACCATAGCATTATAATTTTCAATGTCATCTTCGCCGCTATTAAAACCTGCACTTGAAATACCAAAAAGTTTCGTAAGAGGCATGCGCATATCAGAAGCAATCTGCATTCTGATTTCTTTCATAGTATCAGCGAGCCCTGCAAATGATAATTGTTTTTGAATGTAATCGTCTTCACCATCCATTATAAGAGCATGTTGATAATTCTTTTGCCAGTTTGCTAATTTAACACGTTGTGAGACTTGTTGTTGACCCGTTGGGCTAAGCAAAGTATCAGTGAGATTTTTAATTTTATAAACATCAATTTTGAACTCGTCGAGCACTTCAAAAGTGAGGTTATTGGCTTTGAGGTATTGATTGATAGACCGTACAAGATGTTCGACAACACTAAATCCCCATCCACGAAGGCGAGGACGAATAAAAGAAGGGGCAGTAAGCCCTGTGACTCTCATTACGCGAGATTTATGGATGATGTTTGCATAATAATTATAAAATTCAAAATCGTTAAATTGAATTTCTGGGTCGTAACCTTCTGTATTTTGTTTATCCCAAAAAAGCTCCCACATATCGCAAGATCTGAACTCCAGATTTGAATCTTCGGTTATCTCGTCCAAATCCAAAGGTGTAGTTGGATCTTGATCTGTCATGATTAGAACGCCTGCACCACCGAAAAGTCTATTCCATTTGATAGACTGTGCAACAGAATTTAAATCGTTGTCTCTATCTAAAGAAATTTGAAGCTTTTGTAATTCTACTTCATCAAGTTGTTTTGAAGATATTTCTACACCTCCGCGAAAACCATCATCAACTGGCAAATCAACAATAGTGCGAATCAAACCATGTTCAACATAAAGTTCTGAAAGAAGTTGTCGCATGTTTGATACAAGATACCAACGGTTGTTATTGAAGAGAGTATTCACTTGGTTGAGCTGTGTTCCGAAGGGAACTCCAGTGTAACCCCAATCTTGAAATCCAATAGCTTCACCGAATCCATTTTGAATATTTTTATTTTTTGGAGAAACTATGTTTTTAACAGTATTTTTAAGTGCTTTTTTTGCCACGCTATACCTCAAAGAACATCTAATAGTGATTTACCGCTCAATGCGGCAATTTGATTACACAATGCATAACGAACGGCATCCCATCCGTGATTATGTGCATCGACAATCTCTGAAAGGATAGTACCAGAATTTTTGTCTTTTTTATATTTATAATTATACGCTTCGAAAATCATGTTGGTGCATCTTGGATGAATAACAATATTTTTACCTAAAAGATATTCAATTCCCGATTCAATACTTCCTTTGGGCTTTGGTGCTCCTTCGATACGAAGTCCATCTTGTTTTAATTGTGCAATCGAATCTGGACGAGAACAATCGGCATACCACCTTTCATGTAAAGCGTATTTTCCAATATCTCGCCGAATTCTATCGACATAATTATTCTCTGAATCTTTTGGATTCCTAGGCAATAATCCAGTTTTATAAATTTCGTTATGAATGTAAATGGTATTTTTATCTATAAAGCAAAGCTCAATAAGAGCAGCAGGATCAACACTAAACCCAAAATCCATTCCATATAACATACCAAGTTGTTTATTTTGATAGAAAAATCTATCGCCGATTCTTTCAAGTTGCATATCTAAAATCTTGAAACGTCCCTTGAATATAACATCTTCGGAAATATCAAGAACTTTACCAAGATAAATGTGTTCATATCGTTGATAATCGTGCTCTTTCATATGAGCAATTTTCTTAAGAATCAAAGCAGAGTTATAAGGATTTTCATCATAATTTATCTCAATACGGAGAATATCTTCTTGGGGAATATTTTCTTCCAGCCACATTTGATATGTCGAAGATTGTTTTTCTCGAGGATTGAAGAGAATAATCAACTCACATCCATCTTTACGGAGGGTAGGATTAAGTACTTCCCACAGCTCTCGTTTGATAGTTTCAGCTTCTTCCACAAGACAAATATCAATATTTGGAATTGATTTGATTTGCATGATATCGCGTGCAAGACCTTTGAAAATGAACTGTGTGCCATTGTTACATTCAATTCTGTCATGTTTAATATGAAATATATGCGTTAACTCTTTTTCATAGATAATTTGTTTAAGTTCTGCATATGTAGATGTCTGAATGGAGCTCTCAAACTCACGAGTGCAAAGTATTGTTTGATTAGCCTTTTCAGCAGCACGAATGAGTAGTTTAGCAAGGGCAGTACGAGTTTTAGCTGAAGAACGCCCCCCATGCAGAACTTGATACATTTTTCGAGATTGCATGAATGGAATAAGTTTATCTGGAATCTCTGTTTCAAGTTCTTTTATTTTTAAATTTTCAGTATTTGAGGATTGATTTTTCTTCTGTATATTTGAGAGATATCGCATTTCGACGAACATTTATTGTCTTCCAAATAAAAGGTCATTGGTTATTAGTGTAACCAATGACCTTACTTGTTAGCCTACTCTAGCCACTGAGCTACTATCTCCATTAAATGACCGTCTATTCGAATACTTTAAAAAAGGGTAAGGCTATCCAAGCATTTATATAAAAAATAGATTAGCTAATTCTATATTTTATAACTTACATTAAAATAAATGAGTAATTAATTCACTTTTCTTAATGACATCTTGTCAGAGACTATGTGTTCATCCTTTTCGCCTAACTTAAATATCATTCAAATTCTAAATCAATAATCTCAAAGAATAAATCAGAACTATCAACGAATATAAATCCATCTTCTTCAATTCCATCTAATATTTCTATATTCATATATCTTCCAACTTTTCTAAAAATTCATTTTCTTCATTTCGTATGCATTTAGAAAACGAACATTCTTCTTGATCTCCTAATTCTTCACCTAGCCAATGATTTTCGCACATTTTATTAGAACAATAATACCAATAATCATAAGAACTTCGCGGTTGACATACTACTATATTAGAATCACAGTTCTTACAAACAATATCTTTTTCAATCCAAGTAGTATTTCTCGGTGATGCAAATTTTTCTGATGCATCCAGATAGGCTTTCTCATGTATTTTCTTTTCTTTTTCATTATATTTTAAATAATAATATTGGTCTTCATATATTTTCATTAATTAGCCTCAATTAACACATCAGGTGGTTTTATTTCTTCTTCAATTAAATCATATTCTTGAATATCTAAATATGAATATTTTTTTTCCATTTCTTTCATATATTTTTCAGAGGAGTATTTTGACTTGAATATGCACATAATATCTCGATGCTCATATACGCCTTCAAATAAAACATAAACTTTCATATATCTTCCAATTTACTATCTTTAAAATACTTACTCGCAAACTCATCCAATTGATCATAATTAAGACTAAATTTATTAGCAAGCTCAGTAAGAAATTGCTTAGTCTTAAAAGAAACTTCAATTTTTTTCAACTCAATATGTTTCTGATCTTTAATCTCTAATAGTCCGCCGATTGCTTTTGATGAGAAGATAATTGCGCCAGTATCTCCATTAATAGCGGCCGTTTTAAGAGTAGAAATAGCCCATTGCCGGCTTTTGTTACGTCCTTTTTCATATGCATCTATATATGCAGACTTTTTACCCTCATCTATCAAGCATCTTTGCTTATCTAAAAAAGAATAAAAACACTCTCTAGAAATGAAAAAATGCTTAAAAATTTGCTCATCATAAACATAAATTTCGCAAGCTTCAGACCATTCTTTAATGTCTGGAAGAAATGGTTTTCTACCAACTTTTCCCATCTTTGCCATCGAATGTTTACTCTTACGAACCGCCATGAATGTTACCTTGTGTCAAATAATTGTCATTTACAATCTGCGTAAATGTTATAAACTATAAATAGTCTTTGAAAACCTACCTAAGTATCTTCCAAAATATCCTACCACATTATCTCCGGCGATTCTATGAATCTCTGGGGATCTTCTTTTTGTGAGAAAAATCGGCACCATCGGAGAACAGTGCCGCCACACATATGTATAATTTAGTAAAATGGTCGAAATGTCAATATTTAATTCAAATAGACGCAATTGGCAGGACGAGGTCGTAGATGAGCATCAAGCATCGTTAAATGAGGTAAACAATTTTGTCTAAGCAATTCCAAGTTAACTATTTTCTTTAACATCAAGAAATCTTCATCTTCTATAAAATCCCATATAGGGTTAAACTCCTCTATGTTTTTGAACATATCAAATTTTATTTTCTGATATTCAAAAGTAGCAAAAATCTGAGGTGAATTTCTTACGTAATAACTAACCATTTTTATTTTCATCCTAATTTACTCCAAATCATTTCATTAAAAAAAATCCTAATTTCTTCAAAATCATCAAAATCTTCTTCAGAAACATTTATAGAAAAACTATCAATTTGTTTTTCTAATTTCTCCAAATTCAAAGTAATTTCTTTCATCTTGATCCATCCCTGATATTGCTTTCTATCTTCTTCATTGCTTAAATCGAATTCAACCGATACTTTCATAGAACTTCTCTCTTTCCTTATAAAATTTTTTCTTCATTTCATCAGCTCTCTTCTCGGAGACAATCAAATCTGGTTTGTTAATCTCTTTCGCAAAAATATTGCAATAAATCTTCAAACTAAACCGATGTTTTGTGTCTTCGACGCCCTTGGCTAGATTCCTAAGTCCTAGCTCAAGGAAAAATTGATATAATAATTCTTTCATTTAAACCTCAAAAGGGAATAAAAATGTTAGCTTCTTCTGTAAAAACAGATACCAAATCTTGATTTGTATCTAACATGAATCTATCGTAAACAGTCTTTCTTAGCTCTTTAAGCTGAGAATCATTCAACTTTTCATCTCGCACAGAATTATTTCTTAGACTCAAGGTAGTTATTCTCTTCGCAATAAGTTTTTTATTGAATAAATCTTTAATAGAAACATTTCCATTATTCTTAATATATTCATCTTTAAAATATTGGAAGAATTCATTTCTAAAAGAAGATTCGAAATCTAAGTCAATTTCATATTTTCCAATTTCAGTATCAACTAATTTATCTATTTCAACCATGAAAGCGTTTGATTTACTATTGAAATCATTTACTGCATTGAAAACAGTTTCAACTTTTGCAGTTTGTTGTAGTTGCAAAGGCTTTGCATGTACTATAGATTGTTTGAATTCCGTATTTCCCATGTCGATAACGTTATCCATTTCCTCTTTAGAATAAAGTCCTGAAAGTTTCTGCGGACATGCTTTACGAAGAGCTTGAGCTTCGGCACATTTACTAAGCATCGTAGTTGGCATATCGGCCCAAAATTTTGTGACTTTTCCCTCTTTCGTCTTTTTAACGTAAGAATCCCAATAGGCTATAGCATATATAGGTTCTTTGAAATCTTTTCTATATACCCCTATTTTACAAGCAAAAGGTGGGTCTTTATCAGCCCAAATCTCTTTCCAAATTCCATCGCGTGCACAGAAAAGAGGAATAGTTTGGCCTGCGTATAGCCCTGTTTCTTCTGCTTTAGAACGCATGCCATCGATAGAGACAATAGGAGCAAAACAATTCTTCCCTTGGCTACTATCCCAAATCTTTGTGAAGTAAATTTGACGCTTAATAGGATCAAGATTTTGTTGAATACAAACTTGCGCAAAGAATTCTACTTCTTCATCAGAAGCTCCTTTAGCATAATTTTCTTTGATAAGCTTCAAAAGTTGCTCAGGTTTATGAGAAAGTTGTAAAGAATTCTTATTTTCAATTACTGTTAAATTAGTCATTTGTTTCTCCTTTTAATATTATTTTAAATTTTGTATTTGAATTCTCCATTATAAATTTAGATATATTTTTAAATTCATTTTCATCAGAAATAAATTTAAAAGTTATACTATGAATATATTGCAATTTTTCATTACCTAAATTCATATTATAAGGATTGTATTCTAAGACATGTACATAACAATTTTCTATTTCACATAAATCTGACATGTTTCCCCCTAGGCAATAGATAAATGGACTTAAATTTATTATTTTTCACAGCTTCTTTGAATTTTTCTTTGTCTTTAATAACAAATATACATTTAGGTTGAATATAATCTGATAATTCTTCCTCATATTTCTCGTCGATACATTCAAGTTGATAAAACATATCTGTTGGTTTCTCAGTTGCTTGTATACCCCCAGAATTCACAAGTTTAATAGAATGTTTATTTCCCTCAATTTCAAGAAGGTCATGTGCTTCCATTAAATGTTTGACATTGCTTTTAAGCCGTTCTTCAAGTTTTTCGAGAGTTTGAAGATTTTTCTTAAAATTCTCGATATTCTTTTTAGTTCTATCAATTTGAGCTTGAACTACATCACGAAAATTCACATACGAATCGACTTTATTAGCCAAGCAAATTTCTGCATGAGTCAAAATAGGAAGAATTTCATTTGATATTTCTCCATCTTTTTCTTCAATTTGTTTCATTACATTTGCAAAATGAAATAAATTTTCAGCTAAACTACTCATTTTCATTATCCTCCTTAAATTCTAAATTTCTCACAATAAGAACATCTTTAGGTGCTTCAAAACCAATAACAACTAATTTTCCTTTAATATCACGAATAAAAATAGAAATTTCTTTTCCAATGTATATTACTTCTCCTTTTTTCATTTTTCGGATCAACATTGTAACTCCAATAAATTGAGAATTGATTTGAGGACATTAAGAGAAAAATTTGTAATATTTTCTCTCTCACCATTATTTCTTATCAAACATGCAAATTTTACTTTTCCATTCTCGTTAACATACCATTTAAGAATATTATTTTCTTTATTAACATAAAAATAACCTTCTTCTTGTCTTATAAAATATCCGCGTTTATCCAATTTTTTTATCAATGCTATATGATCCATAAAAACCTCCTTGTTTTTAACTGTCAAGAAATTCTTGACAGTTGATTTTAAGCAAGAACTTCCTTGCTCTTCTTAGAAGATATCATGCAAATATTTGCAAGTCAACTAGTTTTAAAAAATATTATCTTATATAGGTTTTTATGGAGTTGTGGGGTCAAACGAAAACCAATTTTTTCGATTAGATTTTGCATCATCAAAATAAATTTTAAGTTGGTTTTTAAAATCCAAAATTGGTATCTCTATGCCATAAGAATACATGATTGTATATTTTTGTGGATTATGTCCTAAATGATAAGCACAGTGCCCAATCTCATGAAGAAAAAGTTGATACTGCATTTGTTCATCTAGATTTTTAACATAATCCTGAAATGTGATTTCTTTGTAAACTGTATTTATTCCAAAATATCTATTTGATATTTCATGGACTTTACATTCAGATTGTCTGTCAGAATTTGAGACATCCCCAAATTTTATGATTGTGATATCACGGATATCTCCATAGTCGATTCCGTAGGCATCAGCATCATGTTTGAAATGAACCAAGAATTTGTCAAAGTAAGGATCAATATCATGGGGAATGTCAGGAGAACCGCAGGATGTCAAAAAAATGACGATTAAAAGGAAAAAATATTTCATAGAAGTTCTCCAGTGAGAAACTTGCTTAATATTTAAAACTCGTCGAGTCAACTAGTTTTATTTTTAGATTCTAAATTTAATTGTTTTATACATTCGTCCTTATCAAATTGATATTTTTCTATTATTTTACGACGTTCATCTGTGTCAGGAGGCATAAAATATAACATCATTCTCATAAAATTGTTTTCAATCTCTGACAAACGTAATTTTACATTTTCCAATTCCTCTTTTGTAGCAGCAAGATCTATTCTATCATTCATTCTTTTTTCAAGAATTTGTAAATCTTCAAAATCAGCTTTTTTATCTAAACGTTCAATCATACTAGATTTTGAAAATAAAGCTTTTTCAATATACTTTTTAATAGTAGGGCCATATTTAAACATTCCTGCTTTATAATTAGGATTCTTATCTTGTTGTTCCTCTGCATCAGCCATGCAAATCAAAATTCCAGTACTTGTCATTTTCAAACGAAACTCCGAAAAATTTCTATAGCTTTTACAAGGAATAATTTTTCTTTCTTTTAATAAATTTGCTGGAATACTATGATAATTTGAAGGATATTTTGAATCTACGTATATTTCAAAAAGAATTAAGCTTAAAGCTCCTGGATTTTCAAACTTATTTCTTTTTAGGAATTGTAGCATATTCATATATTCCTTAGTTTTTGAATGACTTATCATAAAATTATTCTATTCCTTTCAAGATTATTTATTAAACCTAATAGTTCTAATAACATAAACAAAATAAGCAATCAAGTTAGCTGCATATGAGAATGTCAGTATGATGTCAGTACTGACTGTCAGTATCAACATAGTAGTACACTCTATTTACTGGGAAATACGCAAAAAAATGTCAGTAAAATGTCAGTATGGATGTCAGTAAAAGTGTCAGTATGGATGTCAGTAAAAACGTAAGTACGACAAAAACTTTTACTACTGCCAGTTAAATAAAAAAAAAAATACTAACGCTTATATAGTATATTCTTATTCTTAAATACACTTCGCACAGTGCTCAAACGCCGCTCGGCTCTTTATGCTCGTCGCTGCCGCTCCTGCGCCACCTGGCGCAAAAAAACTTTTTTGCCGCCAGGTTATTGTAAAATCTATCCAACAAGATAAATCATCCTGAAACGTCAAAATTTTGGCCTTGATGAGGTTTTTTGGTCTATAAGTAGGGAATATATCAAATGAAGAGGAATCGTTTAACCTAGGGCAAATTTGATGCTTTAGGAGCAGACTCGCTCCGCTCGTCACAAAACATTGACAAATCAACATTTCTAGCTTATAAAGAAAATATTCATAGTTATTCTCCGCAAAAAGACTCACTGGTGTCCATACAGTGGGTTTTTTGTTTTTAAAAGAAAAATTTCTTCCTTCTAATCTAAGTCAAAAATCTGACGTCAAAGAAAATATCCTTATTTCCCTTTAACAACTTTTTTTCTCTATAACTCGTTGACTTGCAAATATTTGCATGTTACAGTATTTATGTGAGCTGCTAGTTACGAAAAAATATCGAAAGCTCTAAAAACCCCCTGAAACCAAAAAAAAGGACAGGGTTAGGCGGTCTCTAGTCGAAGAGATGGCGCGGGCGAAAGCTGATCTGGTTAATAGAACGAAACAGCTTAACAAACTGTCTGTACGTAAGTTCGTACACTGATGAGTTCAATAAAATTGGAGAATTTTAAAATGAAACGAGCAAAAAACTTAGCAATATCTGTAAGAAATACTTTTTTGAAAAAAATATCAAATGATAAAAATTATATTTTTCATTCAACTATAGAAAACAATGAAAATAAATGGAAAGCTAATGACAGCGTTGCTGAGAAAATATTTAATCTTCGAAATGAACTAAATATTATTCCCTCTGAAATTAATGAGAAAAAATTTAGACAAAATAAAAATAAATTAAAAATATTAAATAAATGTGTAGATTTTTACAATAATTATCAAAAACCTTTCAAATTAAAAAAAGGTCTGAAAAAGAAATCAATTTTTAAATAAAGGATTATACAATATGCGCACATATCTAGCAAAAAAGAAAATAAAAGAATTTATCACTATGGAATTTGGCATTGGACATTCTCTAAAAGAAAAACAAATTGGATATCATGACAAAATGAAGGGTGGTAAACATCACTATTTAGTTGTAGAGAATGATTGTGACTCGGATTTTATCAAAGCAGAATACATAGCTAAAAATTTAACACATTTATATGAATTAATGACAGAAAAAGGAGAATAAAATATGTCGAGTAATCACTGAGTGTCTGCATGTATGTTCGTACACTGATGAGTTCAGTTATCCAAAATTGCTGGATAACTGAAAAATTTAATTAAAGGAGATTCCAAATGATAGATAAAGAAGAGTTTTTTAAAGCAGTTGAAAAATTTGTTGCAAATTTTGAAGATAAACAATCTGTAAATATGAGTGATAATTATGTGATTATAAGAACATATTCAATGGGGGTATTTGCTGGATACTTAAATGAAAAAAGTACTGAGACTTGTAAAATATTAAATAATGCAAGGAGAATTTGGTACTGGGATGGAGCTGCTTCTTTGAGTGAATTAGCGGAAAAAGGAACATCAAAACCAGAAAATTGTAAATTTCCTCAGAAAGTAACAGAAGTTACACTAACATCTCCGAATGGATTTGAAATTTTAAAAGTTTCAGAAATTGCAAAAAAATCTATAGAAGGGGTAAAAATATGGACTCATCATTGAATAAAAATGATGGATCTGGATATGGATCTGGATCTGGATATGGATATGGATCTGGATATGGAGATGGAGATGGATATGGAGATGGATCTGGATCTGGATATGGAGATGGAGATGGATGTGGATGTGGATGTGGAGATGGATCTGGATATGGAGATGGGTCTGGATATGGATATGGGTCTGGAGATGGGTCGGGAAATAGAAATGGGTCTGGATATTGATAAATAAAAAAATGATTTACCAATCCGAATGTAATACCCCGACTTTAGAAATCGGGGATGTAAATGAGCTAAAAAATGGTTGAATCGCCAGTAGACGCAAGGCTAGATTGTGATTATATAAAGACACAGTTTTTTGCAAAAAATTATAAATATTTATATTTATATTTACAAAAATTTTAAATATATACAGACAATACGTCGATTGAATAAACACTTAACACACACAAAAAAATATACTGGAGAAAAAGGAAATGAGAGATGAAAGTATGGTATTATGATATTCCTCCCGGAATTTATACGACAAAAGAGATTATGAACTTAGCTGAACCCAGACAAACGTATCAATGTGTACATAGTGCTTTTAGAAGACTCAAAGTTAAGTCTTTCCGAATTAAAAATAAAAATGTGGGGTATAATAAACGCAATGAGAAAGTGTGGAAATGGGAAGGTGCTGAATTTTATTTGAAAATAGTTAAAAAGGAGAAATAATGAGTAAACTATTACAACTCAAATCTCTGCCTAAAATTATTAAGATTAAACAATCTACAAAAGTTTCAAAAATAAAAATTATTGGAGATCCGATAAGCATTAGAAAGTCTGAATCTCAGATTGAATCTGAAATTTGTTCTTTTTTACGAGAGAATTTTATTCTCTTTTGGAAGATTAAAATAAAAGGTGATCCTTTCATGACACGAAAAGGAATTCGATTCAAAAGAAATGAAAATAGGGGATTTGCAGATATTCATTGTTGTTTCAAAGGAAAAGCCATTTATCTCGAAGTTAAAAAATGCAATGGAACTTGCTCTTTAGAACAGATTAAAACTCAAACCAATGTGAGAAATAATGGAGGAGTTTATGAATTTGTTACCTCTGTGCGCGAGGTTAAAGAAATATTTTTGAGATTAGGGGTATAAATGAAAATTATTATTTTGATATTCTTCATAATTTTGTGGATTATTTTCTTATTCATCTTCCTGCGTATGGAATATAGATTCAGAAAGAAAATGAATGATATGAAACGCATGGAAAGATTAAGAGATATTTTTAGAAAGGATAAGAAATGAGATATGAAACTGAATGCTATATACTAGGAGAATATGCTCTTAATGCACTTAATAAACCTAAAAATGTGAACAAACCTCAATTTGAAGATATGGAACTTAAAGATATCATTAAAGGATTACATGATGAAATCACAGAAATGATGCTTGAAATTAATCCTGATTATCTTAGAAGCAATATTTTAAAACAAAATCATAAAATCAACTTTGATAGAACTATAGATGAACTGGCTGATGTAGCTGCCTATCTTGTGGGTTTATTTGTTAAATTATCACAAATTAAAGATGAAATTAAAGATGAAAAATAATTTAATCCTAAACGGAAAAGATAATATATATATAATCAATTTAGATTTATGTACCTCCATTGATATCTTAAATGATTTAAAAGAAGTAAATATTTACTATAATAGTAGGCATATAAATTTAGGAGGTGATGTTTTTGACAAAGTCAAAAATTTTCTTGTTAAACGTTTTGAAATTCAAGAGGAGAAAAATGAAAACAATAATTAAATTACCTTTAACAGTATGTGCTATTATTATCTTATTCGGATTAGCAATGGCTTTAAGAACAAATGATAAAATGAAAAAAGGGATAAGATATGACCATTGAATCAATTTTATGTCTAATTCTAATGCTTTCTGTTATATGTTGTATTCAATCTATTTATCTTCTCAAAACACGTATGAAAATTAGATTTATATATTCATATATACGTTCTCATGGGAAAATATTAACAGAAATTCTGAATAAAATACAGGAGAAATAATGTATAATAAAATTATGATAATTTCCATATCCATTACAATGATGATAGGTTTATCAATTCTTTTATTCATTGTTTATGTAGTTTATGAAATGAGAAAGGAATGTGAAACAAATCTGAATCAGACTAAAATAATTTTTTGCGATGGTTATAAATGTAAAGAGGAAATCAAACCTAACGAGGAGAATCAAAATGATGAAATTGCAATCACCATCTCTACCTACACATCAAGGAAGTCGATGGAGAAAGATTAACTTTCTAAAAGCAATCCAAAATGAAGTAGAAATGGTTAAAACACCTTCTCCTTCTCCTTTTTCGTATAGTCAGAGTATTCAACGTTATTTTCTTTATAGAGTTCAATATCAAATTCATGAATCATTTGTATCTAGTAAATACAATCGAGAATTTTCAAATAGAGACTATGTCGTTACAGATAATACGAAAGTAGTTGGTTATTTGATAAATGGTTATTATTTTAATTTTAAATATTTATATGGAGTATAAATGAAAGCGTTTCACAATGATGAAAAAATAAAGAAAAAATATATTGAACGAGTTAAAGCACATTCTTTAGCTGATGAGATCATAAAAGGTACTTATTGGGAAAATGGAAAAGGGTGTGCGGTTGGTTGTACAATTCATGATTCTGACCATAAAAATTATGAAATTGAATTAGGTATCCCACGAATTTTAGCAAAATTAGAGGATCAAATATTTGAAAATTTACCAAATGAATTAGCAAAAGAATGGCCTTTAGAGTTTTTAGAGTCTATTAAAGTTGGAGCAGATTTATCTAAAGTTTGGCATAAATTTGCAATATTTTTACTAATTGATCCTACACAATGTAATTCTAAACATCCTCAATGTAAAATTGTAGCTGATAATCTTCAAAATGAATTAGATGGTCATAAAATTGATTGGCTTGCTATAAAGAATAGTGCTTATACTGCTGCTGCTACTTACGCTACTTACGCTACTTACGCTGATGCTGCTGCTGATGCTGCTGCTGATGCTGCTGATGCTGCTGCTACTTACGCTACTTACGCTACTTACGCTGCTGTTGCTTACGCTGCTACTGCTGTTGCTGATGCTGCTGATGCTGCTGCTACTTACGCTACTTACGCTGCTGCTGCTGCTGCTGATACGATACAAAAATCTTACATTAAACAATCTAAGAAATTATTAGAACTATTAAAAGAATGTGAATAATTAATTTTAAAAATTGGGAATGAATATTTATTATTTATTAATGATTCTATTTATATGTATGCAAGTGATATTTATTTAAGAGAAAATGAAGAGAATGAGGTGTGAATGAGTATAAAAATATATTATGCTTACAAATTACAATTAATGAATTTAAAAGAATTAAAAATATTTTGTGATAATGTAAGAGAAAAATTTAAGCTTTGTAGAAACAACTATATTAAAGAAAATTATGATGAAGAATTTTATAAGAAAGAAATATTAATCCCTCATTGGACTGATAAAATAAATTTTCAACTTGATTTTACTGCTACTATATCATTTTTCCCTTATAAAAAATGTATCTTATGTGTACCAATGTGTCATTCAATTTATATAGAAGAGTTTAACAAATTACCAAATATAAAAGAATATGGATATTGGAATAACACTGATAAACCGGATGATATTTCAAACAAAGAATGGAGAGATAGAAAATTAGCTTGGGAAACTGTTTGGACTGACTATAAATCACCTTCTAGTGATAGTTTTATTTATAATTTATTAGATAATCTTTCTTTACCAAAATATTTGTATAATGAAAATGAAGTGTGAATGACTAAAAATTGGTTACAACAAGAATAAATTGAAGGAATAGAGATATGAAATTTGAAGAAATTTTACCTGCTTTGAGAGGAGGTAAGAAGATTAAAAGGCTTATTTGGGAAAAAGATTATTTATATCGCGATGGGGATTATCTATGCTCTGCTTGTAATAATGGTAAAGAAATTGATTTTTATTCATCTGCTATATTTGAAGTTGACGATTGGGAAATAATCGAAGAGCCAAAACAGAAAGTAAAATATTATCCTGTTTTAGTTAAATGGGATGATGAACCTAGATTATTTATTGATGCTCAGGAGTCTTCTAGATTCAAATCTACAAAAGAAGCTCATAATTATTACAAAGACTTAGAATGTAATAAAGTAGGAAGTGCTTCTGTTTTATTATTTATTCGTTTAATAACAGAAATACCAGAACTTATTGAAGAAAGAGAGGAATAATAATGATTAAACTATCTGATTTAATTTCTATAGATGAAAATGAAATTAATACAATAAAACAAGCTTTAAATTTATTTCCTGATTTAGAGAAAAAGCAAAATAGATGGAAAACTGTATTTTATACCTCAAAGAGCATTAATGAAAAGTTAGATAATGTTAGTTTTAGTCATAGTTGTGGTTGTTGCCCTGACTCCCCACTTTTTGCAAAATTCTATCATAAAATACTAATAAACGGAAAAGAATTTAAAATCTATCCTGATTATTATGAAATTTGTATTGGCGAAAGATGAATTTATGGAGGTGATACTCCTAATGAAGATTGGAAAGAAGTTTTAAAAAGAAACAATATACCAAATAATTTATTTGAAAATATTGAAAATTATTTTAATAAAAATCCACCTTTAACTGAAGAAAGAGAGGAATTAATAGATAAATTTATATCCTGATATTAATAAATTTATGGAGAGAAAATGACCATACTTATAATTTTCATAGTATTCATAGGTGGGATTGCTCTGTTAAGATTTGGTACACAGTTGGCTTTAAGATATCTTTTGAATAAATTAAAGGAGAAATAAATGAAAGCTTATATATTTTACGAAGGTGTTTATAATAATTATATTTGTTATTTAGTTCTTGAAAATTATATTGTAATTTCTAGACATATTTGTTCTGATTTAGATTTTATGGCATATGACCTTTGGAATAGAAAATCTAGAAATTCTTTAAGAGAAGAAATTACAAAACAATATGGAGAAATTGAAATAGTTCATCCTCCTTTAAATTTTACAGATAATTTATTCCATATTTTCAGAGAAAAAGCAAATTTTAATTATATTTATGGAGAATAAATGAAAACATTTAGAATTAAAGAAAAATATAATATAACTGTTTGGACTTATATTAAAGCAAATTCTATCGAACATGCAAAAGAAATGATAGAAGATTCAGATTATGAAGGAAAAAAAGAAGAGATAAATTATGAGTATGATAGTACATATTGGAATTCTTTAGAGGAGGTGGAATGATGACTAAAAAACAGCAATCTGTTGATTTATTAATTAAAACTTGTGAAGGTATAAGATTAAAATCTTATAAAGATTCTATAGAAATATGGACTATTGCTTTTGGAACAACTCATTATCCAGATGGGAAAGCAGTTAAAGAAGGAGATACTTGTACAGAAGAACAAGCATATGATTGGCTTAATAACCATTTAAATAAGCATGTATATCCGGCAGTTGATGCACTACAAGTCAAATATCACTTCAATGATGCAGTGTATTGTTCACTATGTTCATTTGCTTACAATCTCGGAGCAGGCGCCCTCAAAGGTGAATCTATTATAGCTGCACTTGAAAAAGCTGATTTGAACGCTTTGGCTACTGCTTTTAGAAAGTATGTGAAAGCTGATGGTAAAATTATTAAAGGACTTGTAAATCGTAGAGAAATTGAGATTAAAAATTTTATGGAGACAAAATAAAATGACGAATAAAAAAATAATTATTTTAATAGGAATTGCAATTTCAATAATAATAATTATATTACGTTTTATAGGTATGTGTTATCAAACATAAAGGAGATTAAATAATATGAGTGTCGAAAAGATATTGGTGTTTTAGATGAAATTCCAGGGGCTTACAAAGACATTGATAAAGTTATGGAAAATCAATCTGATTTAATTGATATCGTCGCAGAATTGAAACAAATAATTTGTGTGAAAGGGTAATTAATATGATCTCAGGATATAAAGAAACAGAAATTCATAAATCAAAAGAAATAAAATTTCATCTTGCATTTGGTGTTCCAAAATATCTTGAGTTTGATACAACTACAACATGCAGAATTTATAATGAACAGTATAACTTTGAGAATATAAATGTATATAAAAAAGGTAAGTACAAATTCACTTTAATAAAAGATAGAGACTGCATTCTACTTGATTATGAAAAAAGAGGATATATTCAAGATGATGATATGGGGTAAATATGATAAGTAATTTTTATTTTAAATTGGAAGGTGATAAAGTAATAGAGACAACTCTTGAATGGATTATAGAACAAAATTCAGTATCTAAATCATTACTTTCTACAGATATTAATTTATATGATTATAAGTTAAGAATTTCAACTATATTTATGTTTTATAATCATGGTTTAGGAGAAGGTAAACCAGTTTTATTTGAAACAATGATATTTGATGAGTCAGAAAAATCTGAAGAAAAAATTTTTGAATCTTATCAAGAAAGATATACATCATTGAAAGATGCGAAAATTGGACATATTAAAGCAATTAATTATGTTTATAAATATATTGAGGAACAAGAAAAATGAAAGATTGGCACGAAAAATTATCATTAAAGCAATTACATGATTCAGCTATAGAAGGAATTAAAAGAAATGAGAATTTTAAAGAAATTGAACATAATTTTACGAGAAAAAATATGGATAATTTTGATGACTCAGAATCATTTTTAAAATCAGTTGAAAATCATTTTAGATTTAATATTATATTGTATAATATGGATAAGGATAAAAAATATGATAAATAAATTTCATGTTTGTGATAGAGTTAGATGTATTAAAGATTTATGATCTGATATTAAATTAGGAGATATCGAAACTTTAGAACAATGGAATGGTTTAGTAATATACCCAGTACATAAGAAGATATGTAAAAATGAATTTGTAGGTAATGATGCTAATTATTATCACGAACATTTCGAATTAGTAGAACGTAAAATAGGAGATATTTGGTTCAAACCAGAAGAATTATACATACATGAAAATGCTTTACCGCCGGAAAAAGGAAATAATATGTTTGATAAGAATAAATGTGGACATACTAACTATGAAGGAATAGAAATAGAATCAAGAAGAATTACTATCAATGAAGATAGTACAAAAAATTCTACAATAGATTGTGATAAATTTAAACAAAAAGAACAATTTAAAGTTGATAAATTGGGTTGGTATGAATCAACAGATAAATATAAATTTGAATGTGTAAGAATATATAATAACAAGGCCTATTTTTTAATTGAAAATTTAAGTAAAGAGCCTATTCAATTATCAAAATTTAACTTAGATGGCACTCTAACTAATGATTTTAATGAAGTTTGTGTAAAATTAATCAAATATCTCGGCTCAGAACTTCCAAAAGAACTTAGAAAATTTGAGTTTGAGGCTGAAATTATATCTATTATAAATACAGAAATTTATCTAAGTCTTAAAGAACCTTTATATATAAAACAAAACGGCGCAAAATTTCTTATTACAATGGAGGAGATTATAGAATGAAAATTGAACTTAAACAAAATGACGCAGTTACTATAAATAATAAAGAATGTATTCCATTTGAAAATAATAATATTATTATTTTATTTGGATATACTCTTAAAAATCCTGAGATTATTTATTCAAAATATGGTTCTCTTGTTATAGCTGATGGATATTTTCCTAATAAAGAAAAATCTGTCCATAAAAAATGGAAAATAACTATGGAAGAAATCATAGATGATAACAAAACATGACCTCAAGCCTGGTATCAAATTCAAGATATTTGATAACCAAACTGTAAAGACAATCACTTCCATCTGTAAGTCAAGAGATGTTTATAGTGTTGATATTTCCTACAAATTCATAGAAAATGATAAAGTTAAATATGACTCTCTTCTTTTAGATAAAGAAGATTTAAGCCTGATGGAGATTTGTGAATGAGTAAAGAGGAAGAAATTAAAAAACTTGAGGAGCAGATTGCTTTGATGAAAACATATCTTTTACACAAATTAGATATCCAAGATTTCCATGGCGTATATGATTGTGCTATTGATATGCGTTGCTTATATGAGAAATTACAGTTGATAAAAGACTATAATATTGGACAGAAATAACATAATTTACTATTATTCTTATATAACATAGACATTATTTGAATATTAACTACTTGAACAGCATAATAATAAGCATCTAAACCATGATAATTTTTGACTTCTAAATCAACTCCACGACTCAATAATTTGTTAATAGTATCAATATCTTCTTTTATTATCGCAATATGCAAAGGATTTTTCTTAAAAAAAGAATCTGAACAGTTTAACGAATCAACAGATAAAGAATCTATTAAATGGCTTGCATCTTTGTTATTCTTATCATGAATCCATAGATTAAGAGTATTTAACTCTTCTTGTTGTCTACATTCACGTTTATGTGGTTTTGCTGTTACAATTTTACAGAATCCAGAAATTGACATTTTTACCTCGATAAAGGAATTTTATGAAAACAAATATCATTCTAACTATTATAGCACTTGTCCTAGGATTTTTAGGAGGAAGATTTTCACTCAATAAAATATCTAAACAAATATCCAGTAAGACTATTCAAACAAAAACAATACAAAATAAACAGGTGATAACACAAGCAACTACTCAAAAAGATTCAAATTTGGGGCAAAGAACAAGTTATACTGAGAAGTCTTTTAATAAAAAGGGTATTTTAATACACGAAATAAGTTACGGTAACCAAATGGTCGCTAGTACTGATAAAACAATGAAGGAACATATTGTCGATGTTAATAACAATATCAGCACTAGCGAATCTAAAAATACACTGATTACAGACTATCAGTCAAATTGGTTTATAGGTCTAAACGTTCTAACCCAGGACTTGAAACAACCAACTAATCTTGAAAAAGAACCACAAGATATAAACTTCATGCTTGAATTTCGACCATTTTCACAATTTTATTTATTTGCTGAAACAAATTACAAATTAGATTCTAGAATAGGTTTCTTAATTCCAATTTGATTATTTTTTTTTAACAACTTTTGGCAATTCTTTTTCTGCCCCTTTGGGGGTTGATTTAATAAATTCTTGACCTACTTTTTTAGGTATACCAAGATTAGATTTTCCTTGAGCTGCCGCTGCCATTGCTTTAAGCTGTTCTTTAGATTTTGCAGGCATATATTCTCCTTAATATGAATTATTCAAATAACCAGTTCAATACCAATAAAATTTCTGGTTCAATTTCTGGAAATTTTTCTTCAATTTTGATTTTATCAAAATCAATTTTGATTTTATGTTTATTTAATTCTTGAATTTCTTCATTAAATTTAGTTAAATTTTCACCTTCAAAATGATATATATTTTTTTGTTTTTGTTCTTCATTTTGAGTACCATATTCTTTCATTTTTAGTTGAGAAATTTTTTCATATTCTTGTAATTCTTGTTCGACTTTAAATGAAATTTTAGATATTTTATGTGATATTAATGCAGAAAATTTTAATTGATTTAATCTTTTTATTGAATCAATACTTAATACTAGTTTATGTAATTCTACTTCTATCATAAAAAATTCCCTCTGGCTTAATTGCCGTGTATAAATTTAATACATAAACAAATATTTGCAAGTAGACTAATTTTATTATTTACTTTTTTTTTGCTCTTGTAAGATTTCATTTAGAATCTCAATTTGTTTATTGCTTAAATCAATTTGTCTATTGTTTTGTTCTTCTTGTTTTGAAAATGCAATCATCAAACTACTCATTTTTTCAGTGAGAGCATTTATACTACTTATTGTATTATTACTACTTGAATTAATGCTATTTGCAATAATAGATGGTCCTTTATATAAAAAAAAACCACCACCTATTAAAACGATAAATACTATAATATATCCTAAGTTTGCTGAATTATATGAAAAGAAATTTCCTAAAGATTCAATAATCTGGGCAATTGGAGAATTATATTTTGTCTTATCACTCATATTATTTTTTTTTCTGATAGATATTTTTTTTATGCCCATATATTATTAAGTTAAGCTAGATAAATATGACTGTAATGCAGCATAACTTTGAGTCATTAGACTATGATTCGCCCCCATCATAACAGATTCTGTAAAATAGGTTGCCCAAGAAGAATCTGAATTACTAACGATATAAGCATTTGATTGAGACACCGGAACTTTTCTCGGTGTTGATGTAAATGCATTTTGATTTAAATAAACATCATATCTCATAGCAACCCTACTTGACATTAAAGATGTCGTGGGTGTGTCTTGTTTAGATTCACTAATTATTATCCACGAGGATGGATAATTAGCACCTGAATTTGGGTCAGTATAATTGAAAGTAAATCCTGGAATTGTCATAAAAACCTCTTTATTTGAAAAATAAACCTTCGTAGTAAATTGCACTTGAATTTGTAAAATCTGCATCAGTCATTGCAGTAGAAGTAATACCATTTCCTTTTGCAAGAGAGGCTGTTGTGGTATTTGAAATAGTTTGTGCTAAAATAAAAGTAGATGCAAACCCTACACTTAAATTTATACAATAAATTCCTAAACGAGATGGAACTAATGTATTGCTTGCAGTTTGTGGTAATGCAATTGTAGCTACTCCTGTTGAAGTTCCTTTACTTATTAGTTCAAGTAGTCCAGTGCAATACACTAAATTATTTGTTATTGATTGCCATGTACCAGATTGGGTTATATAACTTATTCCAACATTAGCCCCTCCAAAAAAAATATCGGGGAGGAATGATGTTGGATTATTCACACCGCTTGCAGCTATTTGTTGAAACCCAGCTCCATTTGAGATTGTTATATTTGTGCCATCTATTGCTGTATTATATCCCATTATCTAATTCCTTTACCAAATATAAAATTGAGTACCGTCTGCAAAAATACCTAAAGCTCCACCACTTCTTTTGATAGCCGCAGTCGAAGCAAAATCAATATTATGACCATTTCCATCAATCGTAATATTATTAGTACCTGCTGCATTTCCTGCATCTTTTATGAGACAATACCAAAATTGTGTTGACGTTCCTGGAACAGTTGCAGGCATAGTAACTGTTACAGGTCCGCCATTTGTATCGACTTTTACAGTATGATTATTTGATGTGAGAGTTGTATTAGTCGCAATTGAATCTCCGTTAACAGTT